TATGGTGTTAGAATAGGTCACAATACGACACCACAAGAACAAGGGAGAGCTGAGACATATAAGTCAAGATACAAATTTCAACAAGAATGTAAAGAAGATGAAAGACCACCATTTCCAAGTTCGTTAACTTACGATAGTAAGGCTTGGTCTTTCATGAAGGAACATGCAAACAAGAACGCTTTATTTTGGAATGTAGGAAAATGAACGATTTTTTTAGTTATAATAAAGAGGTAAAATTACAGAAGACAATTAGGATATTAGTTTATCCAAACATAACTTACCTAAAGGATTTAAAGAAAGATAGTTACATACAGGCTATAAAACAACAAATATCAACATTGAATGAAATTAGGGATGACCTATGGTTCTATCTGATTTTACCTGAACCTGTTGAGGATTTGGACTTCAAAAATGTAAGTCAACATTTTCAGAAGTTTCCATCTTACATTCCAGCAATGAGGGTTCATTTTAACACATTTGATTTTCATAAAAATGTCAGTAAAAAGTTTGACTTTGATTTGGTTATGTCTCATTTACCAGAACATACACATCAAGTTAAGAATATGTTTTTTAACAAGACACATCATTGGCCGAATGTATTTGGATATTGTCATTGGTTTGATTTCAAGAATACGGCAACATGGCAAGTTAGTTCGTTTAATCAAAACATAACTGGTTTGTTGGAGTATGATAGATGTTATCTAAATACCGAGTATCAGAAACAATTAGTATTAACCGAAATGAAAGATACATTTAATCAAGATACCATAGATAAAGTAGATAAGATACTAAAGGTTCAGTATCTTGGTGTGAAGGAATCTGATATACTTGAAAAGACAAATGAAAATACGGAGAAGATAATAGTATTCAATCATAGACCAGAAGAATATAAGGACTTCAATAATTTCATGTCAATAGTAGATAACTTGAGAGAACAAAGACAAGATTTCAAAGTATGGATACCATTATTAAATAAACCAAATAGAGATTATGTTATTACCGATAAATTTGACAAGAGTGGTTATTACGAAAAGTTAAGTAAATGTCGTGTTGGGTTGTCACCTAAACAAAAGTATGGTGGGTGGAGTGTTGCTACAACCGATGGTTTGATGAACGGAACGCCCTATATCATGTATAATGAAACGTATTACGATGAGCTACAATCTAACGCTGAGTTTTTCAAGACAAATAGTCAAGCTATAGAGTTGTTAAATAAATACTTGGATGACAACGACCATCGTAATGAGATGGGAAATAAGGGATTAGATTGGATGAGAAATAATCTACTATTCAAAGACAGCATGATTGAGATGTCAGATTACATAGACGAGTTAGTTAGTAGGTTACCTAATTTAAAGAAGTCAGAAAAGATAAACGACATAAAAGATATGATAAAAGAATCTGATGGGATAACCAAAGAAGAATTAATAAAGAAACTAAGGTGGGGTGGTGGCATAACTTGGACACCTTACAGAAGAGCATTATTAGAGGACTCTAATATTTTTGATGTTCAAAATGTTACACCTACATATTATTGGAGAGAAGATGATTGATAAGATTTATATACCAACATTTCGTAGACCGAATAACCAAATGACATTTGATAATTTACCAGATGAATACAAAGAGAAAGTGGTCATGGTGGTTCAAGAACAAGAGAAGGATGAATACAAATACGATGTGGAGTATCTTGTGGTTGGTAATGATATTGGTATAGCTAAGACAAGGGAGTTAATCTGTAGAGATGCTGGCAAACAGAGATTTTACATGATTGATGATGATGTTATTTTACATAGAAGGAACGCTAAATACTTTGGTAAAGAACCAAACATGGATGTATCTAAAAGAAAATGCACTAAAGAAGATTTAGATGAGATGTTCACTATGTTTCATAGTTGGATGGATGATGAGAACATAATGCACGTTGGACATAAGTCATCAGGATTACCACCAGGAAAGGCATACTTGGAGAATAAAGATATAATTCAAGCGACCATGATTGATGGTAATGAACTATCAAAGTTCATAGACGATATAGACTGGGACTTATGTCAAGTTGGTGAGGATAGTAGATTCATGATAGATTGTATTGTCAGAGGTTATAAGAACCGAGTGAGTGACGAGTTCCCAAAACACAGCGAAATGTGGGGAGAGGGTGGATTAGAGAATATCAGAGATCCAGAACTACATAAAAGGGAACATATGAAGTTGATGGAAAAGTATCCTGATTTTGTATACATTCACAACGAGAATATGAAACCTTGGGGTAAACATGGTAAAAAGTTAGATTTCACTTTCGTGGAGTTTAGATATAAGTTAAAAGACGCTTACGAATCATCAAAAACTATAAAACATGACTTTTTTTAAAAATAACTTGACTTTTACGTTAAAAAACTGTATATTAATAAAATTATGGAGATTTAAATGAAGAATAATAAACTAGAAGAATTACTATCAGTTAATCATGTGATGAAACACTTTGGAATAAGTCGTTCTACACTTTACCATCTGGCTAAAACTGAACTACCATATGTTAGAATAAGAAACAGAAAGTTTTTCAGACCAAAAGATATTAACGAACTAATAGAGAAGAACTACCACACCCACTAACATTTTAGGAGTAAATCATGAAAGAATTAACATCAGAACAAATCCAAAAGAATTGGAATAGATTGAGGGGTATAATTACAGATACATTCGAGGGTGAGCGACTTGAGAATCTAAATAAGATGTATGACTACTTCGAAGAGAGAATGTGTCTTGCTCCGGCAAGTGGTAAGGAACACTTTCACAACGCTCATGCTGGTGGGTATGTGGAACATGTCCTACACATCACCGATTTGGTTGTTCAGATACATGAACTATGGTCAAAGAATGGAGCTACAATAAACTTTACAGATGAAGAATTAATCTTTGCTGCTCTTCATCATGACTTAGGTAAGGTAGGTGACTTATCAGAGGATTACTATATACATAATGACTCAGATTGGCATAGAAAGAATCAAGGGTTGATTTACAAACATAATAGTAACTTGAAGTACATGACTGTTACTGATAGGGCTTTGTGGTTACTACAACACTTTGGTGTTCCGATGACAGAGAATGAGTATCTTGGACTAAAATTAACCGATGGTATGTATGAAGAGGCTAACAAGAGCTACTATGTTAGTTATTCAAAGGACAGACAATTAAAGACCAATATTGCTTATATATTACACCAAGCTGATATGATGGCTAGTAAGATTGAAAACGACCAATGGGCTAGAGGTGACCACGATATTAAAGCTCCAAAAGTAGAACTGAAAGAAAAATCAGAACAATCAGCTGCTGCAAATCAAGCATTTAAAGACCTATTCGGAGAGTAATTGTACTTAGATTATTTCGACAAGTTTAAGAACCAAGAACCATATCTTCACATCGATGAAAAAGAATGGACTTATATAAAGGATACATTCGAAAAGGATGATGTAAAGGAATCTCTGGCAAAAGTCGCTATGGACTATCCAATGCCGACAATGGAGATGACCGAAGAAGATTGTCGTAAGGATTTCAACAAGTTAAAAGGAACTTGGGTTTATGATATTCTGAGAGAAGGTGAATGGTTTGGTAGAAGTGAAGATGGTTATGAATGGTCATTAGATTACGAAGGTAAACAATGGTATTTTGCTAGGAATAATATCGGTAACAAAGCTTCTAACTACTTCCAACAAGAAAACAGATGGTCAGTAGATGGTTCAGTATCACCAGGTCCCAAACGGACTTGGGAGAACGAAAAGTTTATGACATCATTGATGGGTTCAGCATATAGTTTAAAACTACCAAAGATAGATAGGTCAGCATTAAGAGTAATGATTGGACTTCGTAAGTATATCTGTAGTCAATTCAAACCTAATGTAGCAAAAGCTCTTTACGACCTATTCAAAGCAAAGAACATAATGGACTTTTCAATGGGATGGGGAGATAGATTAGCTGGATTCTTTGCTAGTCAGAATACAGAGTTGTATGTTGGTGTCGATCCTCGTAAAGAGAACCATCCAATTTACAGAGAACAGGCTGATTACTACGAAGGTCAACTTACAATGTTTGAGACGATGAAAAAGGTTGACTTCTATTGTGAGGCTGCTGAGGACTTCTACTATGATGGATATGAAGATACATTTGATGTTATCTTTACTTCACCACCTTATTTTAATGTGGAAAGATATAGTCACGATGACAATCAAAGTTGGGTTAGATATAAAGACATTGATAGTTGGAATGTTCAGTTCTTACATAAAGCTCTTGACAATATGTTACCGACCTTAAGAAGTGGTGGTAAGTTATGTGTCAATATATCAGATGTTTATGGGAATGCTAAATGGTCAACTGAGAGAGGTTGGTCAAAGATTTGTGACCCGATGAATGACTTTATTCAAAGTTATGGTGGTATGGAATACAAAGGTTGTATCGGAATGGAAATGGCAAAACGACCAAACAGTGGTGGAGCTGGAACTGCTAAAGATAAGACACAA